ATTGCAGAGGGTAAAGCTGATTGTCGCAGAGTATGGATTATCGGCGGATTTCCGAAACGTCAGCAGAGAAACGACTTGCAGGAAATGTTTCATGCAAAGATGATATTCATTGACAAGAGTTATGATGAGTGTATTGCGAATGCAAATGACGATACACAACGAAACAATAAATTGTTTCAAGAATATATCATCAAAAAGTGGTTTGAAGATTACGAGGCATAGTCCCCCCCTTAAAAATCACGGGTAGGGGTGCAGGTCAGACCGTTGCAAGCCCTACCTCTTTATCAACGCATGAGAGATTTTCAACCCCCCCTATTCAATTTTTTTACAAGGAAGTGAGCTTATTATGGCGAATTTAACAAAAGATGAACGTATCAAAAAAGAGATAAAACGATTAAACGGAATTTTCAAGGATATGAAAGACGAAAAGAAATTCAAGACTGCCCT